CACCAGAGTGGTTGCCTACATGCGCCCCCATCTGAACCTCTTCGGAAATCAAGGCCGACTCGCGGTCAATTGCCGCCGAAGCGGTTTCAATTCGACTCTTGAGTGCATTGAACTTGATCACCTCCTCATCCGACAGATCACGGTTTTCTTGGGCGGCGATGTCTGTTAAGGCACGCGCCTCTTTGACAAGATCAGACTTGCGAGCTTGAAACTCGCGCAATTGCTTACTCATTTGGGTTTCTCCAGACGTAAAAAAGCCACCTCTTGGGTGGCGGGATTGAAAAGATTGAAAAACTGCGCGAAGCTAGTCACGCATGAGGGTTGCGACCTACGGGTCGCCTTTCGGACTGGAGGTGCTCAACGGAGCAACTCTGGAGCAGTCCAAATTACAGAATCCCAAGCTCTGAGCGGGCTTGGGCCAATCGGGAAGTTTTGGGTTTGACAGGTGGACTGGACTTAGCACTTGACGCTGCTTCTTTTTGCATCTTGCTCAAGACCTGATCAAAGCTGGCGATGCCGTCCACCATGTTTTGAGCCAAGGCTGCATCAGCCCCCAAGACACGGCCTTGACCCATGCCATCGCGGACCTGAGTAATGGGCACACCACGCCCCTTGGCAACAGCCTTGGTAAATGCGGCGTAATAGTCATCTACGCGGGACTGCATAAATCCTTGCGCTTCTTCGTCCAGTGGTGCATAGGGATTGCCCTCGACTTTGAACTTGCCCGCCGATATGAGCGTCGTCTTAACGCCAGCTTCATCCATGGCTTTGCTGTAGTCCTGGTGCGCCTGCCACACGCCAATTGAGCCGACTTCGCCACCGGCGGTGACGTAGAACTCACTGGCCTGGGAACCGACCCAGTAAGCAGCCGAAGCTGCCAGACTGTTAGCGATGGCCACCACCGGCTTTTGGGCACGAGCACTCAAAATAGCATCACCCAGTTCAGAAACGCCGTAGACGCTGCCGCCAGGGCTATCAATGTCCAGCAATATCTGACTGACCGCGTCATCGGCGACGGCTTGTCTGAGCATTTGCGTGACGATCTGGGTGCTGACCATGCCAGGGCCGGAGACGTCATCCACCATATTTCCACGCTGTGTGATGACGCCGTAAATAGGGATGACGGCAATGCCGCCACCCGAAATGGCAGCAGAGGTCTGTCTGCGGGTGTCTCGCAGCACACGGTCTGTTTGGACCTGAAACATGGCAGCGTCGCTGGCAGGCGCGCCTTGTGTCCACCGGGAAATGACGGTGGCCAGAGCACTTAAACGCTCAGGCATCAAGGCCCAAGGCGTTGCCAAAAATTCAGCCACTAAAAGTTGGTTTTTCATAAATTCTGTCCGAGAGTGATAAGTGATTCGGTGAGTCTTTTTTGATCTAGTGGCTCGGCTATCTGGTTTGACCAAAGCTGAACTCGGTCAAGCGGTACGGCCAAGGCTTGGGAGATCAACAGGATGTCTTTTTCTGCCAAATGACCTGACCGGCCAATTCGGCGAGCAAGTCGCTCAGAGGTCGTTTGAACAAGTGCGTTAAATCGCCCATTGAGACGGGCAACACTCTCATCCTCCGCAGGCTCGATCGCTTTTTGCTCCGGTGACTCTGCTGCTTCTGCTTGTGTATCGATTTCCAAATCCTCTGCCGCGTCCTCCTCGACCATATTGAGTGGTCGTAGTGGCTGATCAAGTCCGTCAATGGGATTGAGGTTTTCTGCAATGCGTGCTTCGTTGCGGGTGAGCCAGCCGTTCTGAATTCCGCTTTGGTAGTAGCTTGAGCGGCTGGACGCATCGCCGCGCATCAGATTGGCGAAATCAAACTCAATTTCTATATCGTCACTCTCAAGAAGTAACTCAGATTGAATGCTGGCCTCCCAGCGCTCAGCCCAGGGCGTCATGGTGTGCATGACGAACTCCAGACTCTGCTGCTCGATGTTGGAGAAGGTCGCTCTATCAAGATCAGCAATCATGTGCGGTGGCACACGAAAGAGCCGGGCCACGTCGGTGATCTGAAACTTGCGCAGTTCCAGAAACTGGGCGTCTTTGTTTGTGACGCCCACTTCGTGAAACTTCATGCCGTTTTCCAACACCAGGACCTTGCCCCGGTTGGAGCCGGACTGCGCCTGCTGATAAGACTCACGAAACACCTTCTTGGCCTCGGAGTCCTTGAACGAGCCAGGGAATTCAATCCACCCTCCTGTGGGCTTGGCGTCATTGGCAAAGAAACGTGCGCCATAGCCTTGGGCTGCTAGTGCAGTACCCAGATTCTCCCGGGCAAGCTCAATCGGGCTCATACCCATCAAGCCGTCCGAGGACAGGCCACGCAAATGCCAGACCTCACCTCTTGGCAAGGTCACCTCAGTGCCAGAGCGGTCGCTAATTCGGTAGCGATATTCACCTGATGGCAACAACTCAATCTTGACCCGGTCCGGGTGGATCGGCATGAGTTCGATGATCTCGCCACGCGGGTTGGTTATGATCTGGTTGAAGGCGTTACCGCGCAAAGCCAGGTGTCCTTGCAGCATCTCGCGCCACTCAAAAGGATTTTGAAACCGATTCGGCCGCTTGGCCATCAAGCGGTAAAGCCAGTGGTCCGTGACCCTGTCCTTGCCGCCGTCAGGGCGGCGCTGGTAAACCACCAACGGCAGTGATGCAATTGTTTCGGCCAGGATCCGCACGCATGCATACACAGCAGCTAGGCGCAGCGCGCTATCGGGCGAGACACGCATGCCACTGCTGGTACGCGCAGATATCGACTCAAATGAAAAGTCACCCCATGGCGAACGATCTCCACCTGAGGCGTTGGAGCTACCAGATCCGCGAAAGCGATCAAAAAAGGTAAACAGTCCCATCAGTTCAGAGCAACATCAACTCGTAGTCGGATCCCAGCACCACCGAGTCCCCCGGTTTGATTGCCCTTGAAAGGGCCATGATCAGTGCCACGATGCCGTCGATCTTGTTTTCTGCTCGCTCCTTGCGTGGATAAATGTTGTCTTTGGCGTCCAGGTGGGCCACCACGTTGCTGACCATCCAGCCGAGCACCGGGTCGCCGTCGTGAACCAATTTCTTTTGAAGCACCAGGGCTTCAAGCGTCTTCATCGGTTCTGAGAAATTCAGCACCGTCGGACGCACTTCAATCATGGGCAGCCCCTCACTCAACATTCGGGTCGAGAGTTGCGTCGCCTGAAACGGATCAAACGCGACTGCCTGAACAGCAAAGCGAGAGGACAGATCATTCAGATCCGCTTCGATCCAACTGAAATCAATCACATTGCCCGGCGTCACGGTGAGGCGTCCGGTGTGCATCCAACCGGGGTACTGACTGTTGCCGTTGGCGTTCACCGTGTCCTCCGGCAGGTAGTACTTTCCAAAAACTGCGAATGCGTCAGCAATCTCGGGATGGACAAAAACAATCACCAAAGCGGCTATGTCCGTCTTGCTGGCCAAGTCCAGACCCACCCAGCAGGGTTGGCCCACAAAGGACTCGATGTCCAGGTCCTGATCAGCACAGGCGTCCCAGGAGCGCATGTCCATCCATGCGGTGTCGGCATTGACCCACTCGTTCAAGTGCTTGGTCTTGAAGTTGTTCATCGCACTGGGCAGTTGCATGGCCTTGGCCTGCAGCGGTCCCAGAATTTCCGGACGCACCGAGATACCCCAGTTGGGGTTAGCCTTCATCAGCGAGTCTTCGCTGGTCCAGTCGTCCCCATCGTCCAGCCCGTAGACGATGCCAAACTGACTGTCATCCTCGAACACGCCATCGAGCAGCCGAGTCACAAAGGTTCGCACCTCGTAGCAAATACCTGAGCGGTTGCTGCCTGCAGTAGTGATCACCCACAGAAGTGAGTTGTCTCGTTTACCGGTACCGGTCTCGACCACGTCGTAGACGGTGCGGGTCTTATGGGCGTGCAATTCATCAATGCAGCCAAAGTGAATGTTCAGGCCATCGAGCGTTGAGCCTTCCGCCGAGAGCGCTTCAAACTTCGATCCCGTCTGCAGCACGTTCATGTTGTGCGCACCGACGTTGACAGAAAACCGGCTGCGAAAGCCTTGAGACCTGCGCGCCATGGTCTGCGCATCACCAAACACAATGCGCGCCTGGTCGCGGGTGGTGGCCAGAGAGTAAACCTCTGCACCACCTTCACCATCGGCGGCCAGCATGTACAGCGCAAGCGCAGACGACAGGGTCGACTTAGCGTTGCCACGTGGCACCTCAATGTACGAGCGCCGAAAGCGACGGTTACCGTCGGGCTTGACCCAGCCGAACACGGTGGTCAGGATGAACACCTGCCATGGTTCCAGCTTAATCGTCTCACCTGCCAGCGGCCCTTTGACGTGGGGCAGCCGCTCAATGAACGCGCACAGGTTGTCGGCGGGATGGAACTCCCGCCCGTCCTTGTCGGCAAGCTTTGGGTTGAACTGGTAGGGACTTGCCTTGCCCTTGAACTTTGCCAAATCGTTCAACTGCCGTTGGCATGCTCGCTGGACCCATTTGCAGGTCAGGATGTCACCGGCAACGACTGCCTGCGCATACTTGCGGGCAACTGCTGCGTAGCTTTGCTGCCGACCTTGACCCTGTACATCCATGTGTTTACATTCATTTCTTCTTGGGCTAAGATGTACATGTACATCCAAAAAGGATTCGCCATGGCCAATACCAAACTTTTCAAGAACGGCAACTCGCAGGCCGTTCGCATCCCTGCCGAACTTGCCTACAGCACGTGGGACGTTGATCTGGTCATCGAGCGCCAAGGAGACGAGTTGCGCATTCGTCCGGCGCAGCGCCGCATGGGCGATGTGCTGGGCAAACTTGCCAAGTTCTCACCAGACTTCATGGCCCAGGGCCGAGGCGAAAACGTCGAGGGCGAACGCGAAGCTTTATGAATCCAAAGTACATGCTCGACACCAACATCTGCATCTACCTCATGAAGCACCAGCCGCCTGAGGTGCGCGAGCGATTCGCCCAGTGCTTTGTGGGCGACGTGGTGATTTCTGCGGTGACTTTGGCTGAGCTTGAATTTGGTATCGCGTGCTCAAGCACTGCGGCACAGCAATCGAACCGGTTGGCAATGGAGAGCTTGCTCGACGACATCATGGTTGCGCCTTTTGATGCACAAGCTGCCAAAGCCTATGGCCCCATCCGCGCAGCCTACAAGGATCGCAACCGCGATGCTCTGGACAAACTCATCGCATCTCATGCAGTCGCTCTAGGGGTGACACTGGTCACCAACAACGAAGCAGACTTTGTGAACTATGCCGGACTGCGTGTTGAAAACTGGGTCAGCAACCACTGAGATCAACTCTCTTTGACCCAATCCACCATTTCATAAGGCCACTTTCATGACCAGCACACCAGACATCAATCCAACTGCTGTGGCTCAGGACTGCCTGGATCAAGTGCGACTCACGATGGACGAGGAACAAATGCAAAAGTTCATAGCGCTTTTAGATGCCCCACCGGCGGACAAACCCAAGTTGGCCAAACTAATGTCCACCCCATCGCTTTGGGAACAAAAAACGGTTCAACGCTGATCAGCAACAGGCTGACTTCAGCCCGCAATATCCGCCCAAGGATCGAGATCGATCTGGGTATCTGTGGGCTGCGTGATGCGCGAGCGCGACGCTGGCGTAAATCCCATCTCCACCGCTGCCTTGGTCATGATCTGGGCCTGCTTGTTGGCGATGGCCAGGTACGGCGACTGCATCGGCACACCGGTGTTCGGCGCTTTGATCAGCAAACCCGTCTTGGTGATTCCGATCTGGGCCTTGCGGTATAGGTCAGCGGCGCAGGACCAAACCTCCAGCACCGACATATCGAGCTTGCGCAGCAAATGCTCTGGCGCGCTCTCAATGGCATAGCGCCAAGCCTGCTTGGCACCGTCAGACATGTACTCTGGCGGCGCAACCAAATCCCCTTGGGGCTGTGGCTCATGCGGGTTGGTTCTGCACTTTTGCAGGGTTCCCCTGAGCTTTTTAATCTCCGTGGGGAGTGGTTTTCTTCCGGCCATCTGGGTTCAGTCGTTGGTAATCGTTAACATGGAGGCTTCAAACCCACCGGAAAACTCCCAGTGCGCAAAGCCGACGTCATCGCAAAATGCCTCGTTCAGTCCGCTCTGGCGGCTGATCTGAAAGCTGGGCGTGAGGCGGTTCGATCTGCGTTTGACAAGAGCGTGACGGACAAAAGCTTTTCCAAATGGAACAGCGTCGTTGAAGAAAACGTCGCCAACTCCATCATTCGCTCGGTGGGGAAATCCAAAGCGATCAACATCGAAAAGTTCATCGCCGATCTCAACTGATCGGCTCTTAGCCCCGACCGGCGAGGCCCAGCATTATGCTGCCTTTGGGCAACCCCCCTAGGTTTCAATTTGCACGCGCAAAAATCTTGGCAGGCGCACGCATCTCAGGCCGCCGTCTGTAGAGATTGAGACCCCCCGGGGGGGCCTTAGGGGCCTCCGCTTAGAGCCCTCCGCTTAGGAACCTCCGACTTGACAGACTGTATCCTATTTGATACACTGCTTGCATCAAATCGATCTACACCACCGATGTGTTCGATGCTTGGTTCGAGCAATTACGCGACAAACAAGCGGCTAGGTGCATCCAGGCACGGATCGACCGTGCGGAAGAAGGTAACTTTGGCGATTGCACACCGGTTGGTGATGGCGTTTCAGAAATGCGCATTCACGCCGGGCCGGGCTACCGTGTCTATTTTGCGCAGCGCGGTTTGGAGATCGTCATCTTGCTCGCAGGCGGCGACAAAGCCACTCAGGCCAAAGACATTAAGACCGCCATTGGTTTGGCACAAAAACTTAAGGAGTAAACAATGAGCAATCTCAAGATTCGTAAATGGGACAGCGCCGAGCACCTTAAAACAGATGAGGACATGGCGCTCTACCTTGAAGCCTGCCTACAAGAGGCAGGAGATGATGCCGCTTTCCTTGCGAAGGCACTAGGCAACATCGCTCGTGCCAAAGGCATGTCTCAGCTGTCACGCGACACTGGCTTGGGGCGAGAAAGCCTTTACAAAGCCTTGTCGGGAGAGGGTAATCCGAGTTTTGCAACCATTCTCAAAGTCACCTCAGCACTGGGCATCCGTCTGCACGCTCAAGCTGCGCCTAACGCTTGATTGCCGTCTCACGCGCCGTCTTTCGGTTGTGACATGAGACGCACAGCCCCTGCAGATTGACCCAGTCAAAGCGCTCGCCGCCGTCCTTGAGCGGCCTGATGTGATCGGCAACCTTGGCTGCCACCACCAGACCCGCTCCCTTGCACGCCACACACAGCGGGTGTTCACGCAGGAAAGCCGCGCGCACCTCACGCCAGCGCACCGACTGGTAGAAGCCCACCTCGGTATCAAAGCCACGCCTGGCACGCCCGTAGTCCCGGTGCACCTTGGGGCGGTGCTGCTCGCAGTAGCCGGGCTTGTCCAGCACCAACGCGCAGGCGGGGTGACGGCATGGTGTCGGGGCACTGCGGGGCATAGCGGCTCGGTATTGGCGTGTAAGCAACTCAATCAAAAAACTAATCGCAATTGATGCAGATAAAGCTTGGCTTCATTGGGGTTCAGAGCGTTCATAGGAACGTCATCAACAACCCCAGGAGCTTTGCAAATGACCTACACCACACAGTTCACCGTCGACGAGGTCGGGTTCATCCAGATCGCGCTCACCAAGGTGCTGGCAGCCGCCGCACGCGGTGAGCTTGACCTCAACCTGCTGGCCCGCGAAGAGCTGGCCTCACGCGGCCTTGACACCCAAGGCGAGTGGGTCGGCTTTAACCGCGCCCGGCAGATCCACCAGGTGCGGGGAGCCAAGTGATGGACGCTAAGCAACTGGAGTGTCTGCTCAACCAAATCGCCGCAGAGCATCTGCACATCGACACGCTGGCAACACGCAACAGCGACCGCCTGGATTTTCACGAAGTCAGCGTCTGGGGCCTCAAAGAAGCCCTGCAAGCTGCCTTCACGGCTGGCCAGCAATCCAAACAAACAAACCAAGCAACCTGATACCGGAGATCAACATGAAACTCACACCCAGCCAAACCTTGCTTCTCAACGCCGCTGCCATCCACCCTCAGCAATTGCTAACCGACTTTCCGCCCAACCTCAAAGGTGGCGCGTTGATCAAGGTGCTGACCAGCCTTGGCAATGAAGGTCTGATCCGACCGCACAGCAAAGGCGCTGCGGGCTCGACCCGCTTTGCTATCACCGTCGCAGGGTTGCAGGCCATCGGCATTGAGCCACCCGCCAAATCCAAACGCGTAGGGAGCAAGCAGTCGGTGCTCATCGAGTTGATGAAACGCCCCGAGGGTGCAACCCTTGCGCAAATGGTGCAAGCCACCGGTTGGCAGGCGCACACGGTGCGCGGCTGTATGGCCGGGACTTTGAAAAAGAAACTGGGCCTGACCATCGACTCCGTCAAGGACAGCGGTGGTGAGCGGGTCTACAGGGTCTCACCCTCCAGCTCGCTCCCCACCTCAAGTTGATCTGGCCAGGTGTCTTGGCACCTGATTCGAACGGGCGTAACGGTCAAAAACAGAGGTTCCTTTTTGGAACCTTTTGCGCTATCATGGAACCACTTCATAAGGATCCAGCATGACTGTCAACGTCAAACTTTCGGACAAATTGGTCGAGCAGGCCAGAAGTTGTGCCCAAGTGCAGCACCGCTCTACTCCCAAGCAGATCGAGTATTGGTCCCAGATCGGCAAGATTGCCGAGGAGAACCCGGATCTGCCGTTCTCTATGATCCGCGACCTCTTGGTGGCGGACCAGGAGGCCGTGGTCGGCGAGTACACCTTCAGCTAATGCGACTGCTTGTTACGCCCTCGTTTGTGCGGGCCACCAAGCGGCTGCATGCGCCACAAAAACTTGAGCTCGATGCAGCGCTGCGCGCTATAAGCGCCGACCCCTCGGTGGGTGACGCCAAAGTCGGCGACCTGGCGGGCATTCGCGTTTATAAGTTCCGCATCTCCAATCAACTGTGCCTGTTGGGCTACCGGATATTGGACGAGCAAAGCCTCAAGCTTCTCACGCTGGGGGCACATGAAAACTTTTACCGGGACCTCAAACGGCTAGATGACTGAGGCCAGGGTCACGCCTGTGGCGCTCGCGCCGCTTCGGCGATAAAGTACAGATGCGTGTTTTTGTTTGGTCATCACAACAAGGGGGTCCTATGACTCTGTGCCCAATTGCCTTAATGGCAACCTGCAACAAGTGCCCCGCTGTCGGCTTTTGCCCTCTCAAAGAGGTGATTGGCGATCACAAGCCAGAGGCAAATGACGGGGAATCTGCCAAGCCCGCAGCAGGCGATAAACCGGCGAGCTAATCCCGCCAATCAAAGTGGCGCACTGGCCACTTCAGCATTTTTGACCTCGGACAATGCCGGGTGCATGTCGTCAAACTTGATTTGATCGTCCTCACGCACCGCTTGCTGACCCGTGAAGTCTTGCCAACGCTTGACGATCACGTCCACGTACTTGGGGTCCATCTCCAAGAGGCGCGCCTGGCGATTGGTTTTCTCGCAAGCAATGAGCGTTGTGCCAGAGCCGCCAAACAAGTCGATCACGATGTCGCGCGTCTTGGATGAGTTCTTAATGGCACGCTCGACCAACTCCACCGGCTTCATCGTCGGGTGCAGGTCGTTGACATGGGGCTTTTTGTAGTTCCAGATATCCGACTGGTCACGATCGCCACACCAGAAGTGTTTTGCGCCTTCCTTCCATCCGTACAGGATGGGCTCGTACTGGCGCTGGTAGTCGGCGCGACCAAGCGTAAAAGTGTTCTTGGCCCAGATCACAAACGTGGACCACTTGCCACCGGCATCCAGCCAGGCCTTTTGCAGGGTGTGCAACTCAGAGGAACTCATGCACACGTAGCAAGCACCTTTGGTCACCACCAACAAGTTGACGCAGGCGTCGTAGAGGAACTTGTAGAACCCGTCACCAAGCGCATCGTTCATGATGCGGCGGTCCTTGCCGCGCATCTTGTCTTTGGCGTTGTTGCCGTAGTCCACGTTGTAGGGTGGATCAGTAAACGCCATGTCTGCGAGCTGACCGTTCATAAGGCGCTCCACATCGGAGAGCACTGTGGAGTCACCACACAGCAAACGGTGCTGACCCAAGACCCACACATCACCTGTTTTGGAGACAGGGTCAGCTGGCATATCGGGTACTGCATCGTCATCTGTCAGGCCCGTGGTGTCGCCCTCGCCATTGAGCAAACGCTCGAGTTCTTCGTCACCAAAGCCCATCAGATCCAGATTGAAGTCGGCCTCATCGAGTTCGGTGATTTCAAGTTTCAGCAACTCCTCGTCCCAGCCAGCATTGGCAGCGATGCGGTTGTCGGCCAGCACCAGAGCGCGCCTTTGCGTTGCACTCAGGTGGTCCAACACGATCACGGGAACCGATTCCAGACCCAGGTGCTGGGCTGCAGCCAAGCGTCCATGCCCTGCGACGATCACGCCATCAGCGCCCGCCAAAATGGGGTTGGTAAAGCCGAACTCCTTGATGGAGGCGGCAATCTGTCCGACCTGGGCCTCAGAGTGGGTGCGCGCATTGCGGGCATAGGGCAACAGCTTGGCCGTTGGCCACTGCTCGACTTTACTGATTAACCAATTTTGAGTCATCATGTTGTACAATGTTCCTGTCCAATTAGAGAAAGCCCACCATGACCATTGAAACCACTTACAGCCAGGCCAGGGAGCAGTTGAAGTCGCTCATGGATCGCGCCGTCGACGACCGGGAGGTCATCGTGGTGCGCCGTCGCACAGGGGGCGATGTGGCCATGATTGCTGCCGATGAACTCGAGAGCCTGGTGGAGACTGCGCACCTGCTGCGCTCTGAGAAGAACGCTGAGCGGCTGCTTTCAGCGCTCTCGCGTGCACGCTCAAAAAACATTGCACCCACAACCATGACTCACCTGAGCAAACTGGTGGGTGTCGATGCCTAAAGGCGATCGAGTCGCTGTCTGCCACCCGGAGTTTTTAGAGGACCTGCAGCACTGGGTTGAGACGGACCGCCGCACCGCAAAGAGGCTGCTGGAGTTGATTCAAGCCATTTTGCGCGACCCCTTTGATGGCATCGGCAAGCCCGAACCGCTGAAATATTTGGGTCCTGATGTTTGGTCCCGGCGCATCACGCAGGAGCATCGCTGTGTTTACCTGATCAAGTCCGACCGGGTTGAGTTCTTGCAAGGCCGCTACCACTACTGAGACAGGCCAAGCGCCAAACAAAACGCCCACAAGGCGGGAACCGTGTGGGCGCAATTTGAGTGATTAGCAGAATGCTACCGCTTGGATATATACACCGTCAAGGGGTTTTCGTACGATTTTTGAATAAGGCCTTCAACACGGATTTCTCAGAGGTAAACC